TTCGTTGCCTGAGGGTGTGTTGCCGGATGGTGCTGATTGGCATCCGCAGACGCGTGCGTTGTGGGATTCGTTGCGGTGTTTGCCGTTGTTGAGGGATGAGTTGCCGTTGGGGTGGCAGTTTTTGTTGGATACGGCGTTGATGCATCACACGATGTGGGCTAAGGGGCGTTGGGAGTTCGCGTCTGAGGTGAGGCTGCGTCTTTCTAAGTTCGGGGCTACGCCTGAGGATCGGCAGCGATTGAAGGTGCGCGTGACGTCGCCGGGTGATTCGCGTCCTGTGCCGTCGGGTGGGGCTGGTTCGGTGGCTGATATTTCGTCTCGGCGTGCGCGGTTAACGAGCTGAGCTGACGACTCAGCGGCAGCGTTTGGGTGTGGGTGGGGTTGCGTTGGCCCAGAAGTCGGCGAGGCTGACCCACTGGTCGGTGATTGCGCCGTGGATGTGGACGCCGGCGGTGGGGTCGGTGGCGAGGACTTCAACGACGTCGTGGGCCCGGATGTTGCCCCATTGCCATAGCCAGTGTGAGCCGGTGTCGGGTGGCGGCCAGGGTGGGGTCATGCGGTGGAGGTTAGCCAGTGCCGAGGCGTTTGGTGCGGTCCTCACAGCATGATCGGGGCCGTTCGCTTGGGTGGCTGATGTTGGCGTGGTACGAGTTTTTCGTTGTGCACGGTCCGGGTGATGTGCAGGGTGAGCCGGTTCGGCATGGTGATGAGTATTCGGGTTTCGTGGCGGATTGTTACGCGCTTGACGAGTCCGGGCGGATGTTGTATGACTCGGCGTTTTTGTCGAGGCCGAAGGGTTGCGATAAGTCGGGTATGGGTGGCCGGTTCGGTTTAGGTGAGGCGCTGGGGCCGTGCCGGTTCGCTGGGTTCGCGCGTGGCGGCGAGGTTTATGCGGATCCGTGGGGTTTGGGGTTCGAGTATCGGTTTGAGCCGGGTGAGCCGATGGGCCGTCCGGTGAAGGTGCCCTATATCCGGTGCATGGCCACGGAGGAGGGTCAGACTGGTCTGGTTTATGACACGATCTCTTTCAACCTGTCTGAGGGTCCGTTGTCTGAGGTGCCGGGTGTTGACGCGGGTTTGACGCGGACTTTGTTGCCGGGTGGTGGGGAGATCACGCCGTCCACCGCCAGTAGCGCGTCGAAAGATGGTGGCAAAGAGACGTTCGTGTGTTTCGATGAGTCGCATTTGTATAATTCCCCTGATTTGCGGCGTATGTATGCGACGGTGACCCGGAATTTGCGGAAGCGGAAGCTGATCGCGGGCACGTGGTATTTGGAGACCACGACGATGTTCGCGCCGGGTGAGGATTCGGTCGCGGAGTCCACGTATCGGTTGTCTGAGGCGATTGAGGCGGGGAAGACTCGTCGGGATCGGCTGTTGGTGGATCACCGGTGGGGTTTGTGTGGTAACCCGGCTGATGAGGCGGAGCTGCGGGCCGCGGTGTGTGAGGCGTACGGCGACGCCATGGCCTGGAACGACCTCGACGGCATCATCGATGAGTTCTATGACCCCCGGACGCATGTCACGGATTCGCGTCGGTATTTCCTGAACGCGGAGACGGAGACGTCGGATGCGTGGATAGCGTCGCGGGAGTGGGATCCGTGTGCGGATCCGTTGGCGGTGATCGCTGACGGGGAGATGGTCACGCTCGGGTTCGATGGTTCGGTCAATGATGATGCGACGGCGTTGGTGGTGTGCCGGGTTGAGGACGGGCACCTCGAGTTGCTGGCTTGTGTTGAACGCCCGGAGGACGCGGCTGCTGGGTGGCAGGTGGATCAGGTCGCCATGGACGCTGCTGTTGCTGCCGCGTTCGATCGGTTTGATGTGGTGGGGTTTTTCGCGGATCCGCCGCATTGGCAGGATTACGTGGATCGGTGGACGGCGGAGTTCGGTGGTCGGTTGAGGGTGCGTGCGACGCAGGCGCATCCGGTGGAGTGGTGGACGAACAGGTCGTCGGTGATGGTGCGGGCGTTGGAGCGGTTCCGTGAGGCGGTTGCCGCTAAGCGGTTGACGCATGATGGGTCGACGTTGTTGCGGCGGCATGTGTTGAACGCCCGGAGGCGCACGTCGCGCGCGGGTATCACGATCGCGAAGGAGTTCCCGGGGTCGATGCGGAAGATTGATGCGGCGATGGCGGCGGTGTTGGCGTATGAGGCTCGCGCGGACGCGGTCGCGGCTGGGGTGTTGTCGTCGCGGCGAAACAGGTCGAAGCGGCTGGTGCGGTTTTAGGGCAGGTGCCCGATCCACAGCGCTGCTTGGTAGGTCATGCCGAGCGGTAAGGCGAGTAGGGCATTGGTGAGGAACAGGGTCGCGACGCCTCGCGCGGTTTCGCGTTTCGCTCGGTGGATGGGGTGTTTCATGCGGTTACCCGCGTGCTGGCCTGGCGGGCTGCGGTGTTGATCCGGGCGGCGAAGTCCCGGGAGATGCTGGGGAATGAGGGCCCTGCTTTGAGTACCCATTGGAAACCGGGACCGTCGATGGTGACCCATACCTCGCGGGTATCGACTTTCTTCTTGCCTTTGTAGGCGACGTTGCCGGCGGTGTCCACGGTGGCTGTTACCCCGGCGATGGGTACGATTTCGGGGACGCCGAGCAGGGCTGGCATGCGGATGATCCGGTCTCGGTAGACGTGCACGTGGCGCAGGCTGGTGACCCGTTCGGTTTGGTGCGCTTCCATCCACTGTTTGACGGTGGCGCGGGCGTTGCGGGTTTGGGCGCGTTGGGCGATGCGTTCCTGTTTGTTGTTGAACTTCATCGTGGGTGCCTCTCTCGTGCCTAGCGGTCGTTTCGGTTGGTCACTGGAAGTATCGGCGTCCCATGCCTGTAATTACTCACTGTGAGCTGTGAGTGTCCTGGGAGTCTCCTGCGGGTGGAAGGGGACTGTGGGTGCTTGCCGACGTTCACACTCCCGGTTCCCCGGGCTGGTGGCTGATCCGTCTGGGTCAGCGGCTCGCCGTGGACGGTCCCCGGTTCGACACGCTCGACGCCTACTGGCGTGGTGAGCATCCGCTGCCGTTCGGGAACCGGAAGATGCGGGAGGCGTACCGCCGGTTCCAGCAGCAAGCGAAAACGAACTTCTGCAAACTGGTTGCCGAGTCGGTGTGTGAGCGGTTGAAAGTCACGGGGTTCCGCACCGGTGGGGACGGCTCCGACACCCTGGATAAGCAGGCGTGGGGCTGGTGGCAGGCCAACCATTTGGACGCGGACTCGGGTTTGGTGCACCGCGCGGCGGTGGTCATGTCCCGCGCCTACGTCATCGTCGGTGAGGACCCGGATAAGCCCGGTCAGCCGCTGGTCACCGTGGAGGACCCTCGGCAGGTCATCCACGAGTCGTCGCCCACGAACCGGCGCAGGTTGTTGGCGGCGATGAAAACGTGGTGGGACGACATTCAGCGCCGGCAGTGCGCTGTCGTCTACCTCCCTGGGTCGTTGCACTACTACCGCTCCCAGCAGCAGTCCCAGGGGGAGGACCGGCTGGTGCAGCCGTGGGCGTCGCAGCAGTGGGAACCCGACGTCGATGAGGCCCCTGACGGTGCTGCGGTGAACCCGTTGGGGCAGGTGCCGGTGGTGCCGTTCCTGAACTGCCCCGGTCTCGGCGGGAACACTTTGGGTGAGTTCGAGGACGTGTTGCCGGTGCAGGACCGGATCAACACCGAAGTCTTGGACCGCATGGTCATCTCCGCGATGCAGGCCTATCGGCAACGGTGGGCTGTCGGTGTCGATTTGACTGATGAGAATGGTCAACCCGCTGGCGGTTTCGACCCGGGTGCTGATTTGTTGTGGAACGTCGCTGATGATTCCGCGAAGTTCGGTGAGTTCTCCCCCGTTGACCTCTCCGGTGTGTTGGCCGCGGTGGAGGCTGATGTGCAGCATTTGGCGGCGATTACTCGCACCCCGCCGCATTATTTGCTCGGGTCCATGGTCAATTTGAGTGGGGATGCCCTCGCGGCCGCGGAGACCGGTTTGACCAGCAAAGTCGCGGAGCGTTCCCAGGAGTTCGGTGAGTCCTGGGAGATGGTGTACCAGCTCGCCGGGTTGGTGCAAGGTCATCAGGTTCCAGACGACTGCGAGGTCATCTGGCAGAACCCGCAGTTCCGCACATTGACGGAGCTGGCTGCGGCGTCGGTGCAGTTGGTGACTGCGGGGGTGCCGTGGCGTACCCGTATGGAGTTGCTGGATTTCACCCCATCTCAGATTGATCGGATGGAGACCGAGCGCACCCAGGACGCGATGATGGACGCCCTCCTCGGTCCTCAAGCGCCGGCCACGGCGCCGCCGGGTCCTCCGGGTGGGGCGGCTGCACCGCTGTCCGCCGCAGCCCGGGCTGAGCAGCCCATCGGTTCCCGCGGCGGCACCACCGGCCAGTGACCGCCCCCGGAACAACCGTCGCCGGGTCGGCGGCTCCTGCGGTGGTGACCGCCGCCGCGTACACGACAGCCACCCAGGCGCTGCGGCAACGGATGACGACGCTGGCGCAAACACTGTTCGGGGCGCAGGGCTACCGAGATCAGGGCGCCGCGGCCTACGTCACGACGATGGCCCCGCTTGCTGACGCGGCGCAGCGAACCATGGCGTCCCTGACCGACGCGTACCTCACCGCGCAGATCGCAGCAGCAACCGGGCAGCCGATCGCACCGACCGGTATCCCCGCGGCGCTCGTCACCGGAGCTGGGATACGCGGCGTCGCTCCGGCCACGGTCCTGCGCCGCCCCTACGTCCAAGTCTGGACGGACCTCTCCAAAGGCAAAACACTTCAGCAGGCCGTGAACGCTGGCCGGGCCCGCGCCGAGTCCATCGCCGTCACCAACCTGCAACTCGCGAAAACCAAAGCCGCGCAACACGTCCTCACCCGATCCCCCACGAAGGTCAT